TGAATACGGCGGCTACGACAGACACGAGCGAGACTATGACCGCAGACCGCGGGATTATGACAGATACGATAGACGCGAGGACAGATACCCTGATTATGACCGCCGCCGTCAGCCTGACTATGACGAGTACGACGGCTACGGCAAGCGTGACTACTACGGCGAGTACGACATGAGAGACCGCCGCGATTATGACGGGCGCGAGCGTGAGAGCTACGGCAAACGTGGGAAAAAGCACGACAAGCTTACCCGTGAGGACGCGGACGAGTGGACGGAGAAAATGAAAAACGCCGACGGCTCAACCGGGAGACATTGGAATTTTGAACAAACTGAGCAGGTGAGACGACAGCACGGCTATGACTGCGACCCCGCCGAGTTTTACGCCGCGATTAACATGATGTACTCGGACTACTACAAAATAGGCAAGGAGTTTAATCTCAACTCTGTTGACTTCTACGCGGCAATGGCTCACGCTTTCCTTGACGATGAGGATGCGGGACAAGATAAACTTGCAAAATACTATGAATGCATAGTTGAGAAACATTGATAAATGTTGTGTAAACATGAGTAAAGTTTAAAAGAGGATAGTTGTAAAACTACCCTCTTTTATTGTTTATTCTTCTGCAAGTTGACTTAATCGTTAAAGACATGAGCAATAAACACGCTTGTCTTTATAAGTGGTGCTTTAATAGAATTTAAGAATAGCAAAAAAAACTGTAAAGAATGGGCGATTCTTTACAGTTGGTTGCGGAACGCGATTGAGTTACATTAATTTCGTTTCCTTCAACAGCATACACTATTTAGTGTGGTTTGTTAATAGGTTTGTCAATCTTTCTTTAAGTTTACAAATGCTGTTTGTCAAATCATTTTCGGCATTTGCCTAAAATGCACTTCCCTGTCAATATGTTTGTAAATCAGTTTACCAATGCGTTGAAAAATGTTTATTTAGACGTTTGTCAATATTTAGAAAACATCTTGACAAGGCATGACAGATAGCTTAAAATTACAATATGGTAAAAATTTTCTCTTTCTCTGCTTACTAACCGCGTATTCGCTTTTGAGTTTTCAACAGGAAAAAATCATGCGCTTTAGTTCGTGAAACAACATACTTATTACTTTTTATAAGAGATACTTATTATTTTACTATTTTTATATATTTAAAGTAGGGAAATGTTAAACAGGACACTTGGTAACGATAAACAGGACACTTGGTAACGATAAACAGGACACTTGGTAATTGTAAAACAGGACACTTAGTAACGACAAACAGGACATTTGGTAACTGTAAAACCGAGAAAACACACGGGAAAATTGTTCTTTTGCAGTTATCAACAATGTTTTCAACATAGTTTTGCACAGAGATTTCAACATGAAGGGAGTAACCATGGAAAATAGCGATAAAAAAATTAATAATTTGGTTGTCAAAAAGAACGAACTAATTCAAAAGTCAAGATACGGAATGACAACACAGGAGCAAAAAGTCATATTGTATACGATAAGCAAGGTAAAACCAGATGATAAAGAACTTTATGAGTATGATTTCAATCTGCAAGATATGTGTGAAGCACTTGGAATTACTCAAAACGGCAAGAATTACAAGAATTTCCGTGAAACGCTGCAATCCATACGCGACAAGTCATTCTGGATAGTGGACGGAAATGTAAGAAAGCTATGCGCATGGATTTCGGGCGCGGAAATATACGAAAATGAATCGCGGGTTAGGATTCAGCTTGACAAGCGGTTAGCGCCTTATTTGCTCGAACTCAAAGAATCGTATACGGCATATCAGCTTCAAACCGTGTTAAACATGGAATCGAAACACACTATACGTTTGTACGAGATACTTAAAAGCTATGCCAATATAGGCGAGTACACCGTTTCTGTTGAAAATTTGAAAACGCTTATGCAAATAGGCGGTTATTCGGATTTTATTGATTTTCGCAAGCGCGTAATCGACACTGCCGTTGACGAAATTAACGCCGTTAGTGATTTGCGTGTAGCCTATGAGCCGACGCGGACGGGAAGAAGTATAACTCATATTAAATTCTCAATCACAAAAGCAAGGAGCAATCCATGAAATACCTCACAATAGCCGAATTCGCCGACAGAGCCGGAGTGACAAGTCAATCGGTATATCAAAGAATTAAGCGGAACGGTCTTGAAGAATATATAGTGACAAGCGAGGACGGAGTAAAAAGAATCTCCGAGGATGCATTGAAACTATATAGCAACTCAAAAAAACAAGAAGCAGTTGCGGAAACCGCGTGTGACGCACCACAGGCTTGTGAGAGCGAAGAAAACGAAGGACACGAGTGTTTGAGCGCAGAAACAATAAAGAGCCTACAGGAGACTGTAGAAGCTCTCAGAAACGTAATTGACAGACAGGCAGACGAGCTGAAACAGAAGACGGAAATGCTTGACGAACGTGATAGGCAGATTGCAGACTACGCCAGCAAGTTTGCCGAACTCGCCCACAACGCGCTACAAACCGCTGTGCAGGCACAAACGCTCCATGCGGTCAGTGAATCAGATAAGTTTGTTAATGCGCCACAGAACGGCTCACAGAACGTCTCAGCCGGCAAAAAAACTGTTGCAGACGAGAATAACGTTGAATCAACAAACGAATCCGATGTTGAACAAGGTAACAAGCGTAAGTTAAATTGGTTTGCAAAGCTATTTAGTAAACATTAAACGTGACAAACAATATGTTACTAAACGTTGATAAATATGTTGACAAATGCGTTTAAACGTGCTATAATGTTGTCATAGGACAATGAATTCTGGTTGTTCTTCGTATTGAAACTCCTTTCTTTTAAAATATCCGAGCAAAAAGCGGGAGTGATGAACCGCCAACGGGCTGCTCGGATATCGCGCTATACGTTCAACGGCAGACGATACCATAATGTGTACAACTGCGGTTCAACTCCGCAAAGCGCGGCAAACATGGTCGTTCGTCCTTTCGGTCGTGTTGTTTCAACCCGTGGCGGCTTTTAAAGCTGTCACACATGGGAACGGCGAATCGGTCGTTTGGCGGTCAACAGACTGCTTGCGAGGGTTCAACTCCCTCCGTTTCCTTTCGTGACTTCTGTCATGTTCCTCCTTTGTTTATGAATTTGCTGTGTAAAAGAGCACTCTTCTGGATGGGGTGCTCTTTTACGTTGTTAAATGTTTGTCAACATTGAATGTGCGCCGATAAGTGCATAAATTTGTCGAATGTAAAACCAGTATATTTTTGTATCTGATTTTAATATGGAATATTAAACTCGGCTATTGTCTTCTCTCGAAAAGCATGTTACACTTGAATTAGAAAATATTTCCAACAAAGAAGGGACAGACAGATGAAGCATTACAGATTTGAGTTAGCAAATATCGTAAGCAAACTAAACGACAAAGGCATAATCCTTCTTTTGCGCTTCGCGAAACTTCTCGAGAAAAATAAAAAACTTCTCAAATAAACACATTTTCTTCACAAAAGCTATTTACAAACAAGCGTTCGTGTGATATAATCGACAGCAGAATAAAGAAGGGAAGTGCAAAATGAAGGAACAAATTATAACCGAGATAGCCGAGATACTACAAAGCTACTCTGAGGAACGGCTAAAGCTGATTGTGCGACTTGTAACAGTTCTCGCCACAGCGACCGACAGAACAGCGGGACTTTCGGAGAAAGCCGTACTAAGCATTGCAAGACACGCAAAATAGAAAAGAGCAGGGAAGTGATTCCTTGCTCTCTTTTTTTATTCGGCTTCTCTTCCGCAAATTTTAGCCCAGTGTTTTACGAACCATGCTTTAAATTCTGGGCAATCAACATTCGAACAACGACGTGCTCTGAAAAGCTGATTGCCTTGATATTTGCATTTTCCGCGTCCGCACGGATAGTCGGGGAATAGTTTTTGCATCTGTTCTATCGTTGGCAGTTCTTTCATATGCACCTCGCTTTAGAAAGGCAGGACTTCCGAATCGGGGTTTATGTCCTCGAACACGGGTGCGGTGGCAGCTGTTTTCGGTTGGGTGTATGCGTCGGGAATGTAGCTTGAGTGCGGAGCGGCTTGCGGCATTTCCGACTTTGCGTCAACAAAATATGCCTCGTCAGCGACAATTTCTGTAGCAAAACGCTTCTGCCCCTGCTGATCGGTCCATGTTCTTGTCTGAAGAGTTCCTACTACGCAGATGGAACTTGCTTTTCTGAAATAGCGCGTGATGAATTCCGCCGTCTGCCGCCATGCGGTAACGCAGAAGAAGTCCGCTTTAGTTTCCTCTCCGTCTTTGCCGGAGTAACGTCTATTGACCGCAACGGTAAATGATGTTACGGAAATCCC